TTACTCTTACAGATGAAATTGCTCAATCACAAATTCTTGAGCGTTATGTAAAAAATCAGATAATGCTTCCAAATGAAGCACGTGAACTTCTTGACTTGCCACAGGCAGAGCATGGAGACACACCTCTTGAGCTAAGCCCAAGACAGGCTGCAGATAGCAGAGCAAATGGCAATCGTTCAAGAGATGCAGAAAGAACAAACAATCAGTCTGATGGATCAGCAACCGTTGCTGGACGTAATCCAAAGGGTGAAGGCAGATCATCTCAATAAATGAGAAAACTTTATAAAAGCTTGGTATAATAGAATACGATATGAATATAAATAAGGCTTTTTGGACGACTGATGGTGACAACGTTCGCCTTTCAATGCCATTTGGAAAAGTAGATACTGAAAAAAGAGTTGTATCTGGTTTTGCTTCACTTGACAATATTGATAAGCAAATGGACATTGTTACAACAGAGGCTTCCATGTCAGCTTTTTCTAAGTTTCGCGGTAACATCAGAGAGATGCATCAACCATCAGCAGTGGGAAAGATGATTTCATTTAAAGAAGAAAAATACTTTGATCCAGAATCAAAAAAGTTTTATAAGGGTATTTATGTTTCTACTTATATCTCTAAAGGTGCAGCAGATGCCTGGGAGAAGGTTCTTGATGGAACATATACTGGTTTTTCAATCGGCGGAAGAATGAATAAGTGGGACGATGCCTATAATGAAGAACTTGATAAAACAATCCGTGTAATTAAAGATTATGACCTTGTTGAGTTGAGTCTTGTAGATTCCCCAGCAAATCAGTTTGCAAGCATTATGTCAGTTGAAAAAGTTAATGGTATTGATACAATTAAAGGCGATATTGCTGATGTGGTTATAGAAAATGTATTTTATGATGAAGAAAATGGAATTGTTGTTACCTCTGACGAAGAAACATATGTTAGTCCAGTCAGTGGCAATGATATGAAAAATATTGGTTTTGTAGAGAAGAATGACTCAGAAAAAGAAGAAATGATAAAGTTCTTAGTGGATAGTGCTAAAGGCATTAATGCATCTAAGATTACAAAGGAGGTAAGTCCTATGACAGAAAATACAACAGCAGTTGCTGAAGCACCAGTTGCAGAAGCAGTGGCAGAAGTATTAGCAGAGGTCACTCCAGAGGCACAGCCAGCAGTAGAAAAATCAGCAGAAGCAGAAGCAGTAGTTGCACAAGATGCACCAGTTGCAGAAGTAGCTAAAGCTGATGAAGCTGCGGATGATAGTGCTACATCTTCAGAAGAAGATGCAACAGAGGCTCCAGCAGAAGAAGCATCAGTAGATGCTGAAAAAGCTGATGATGTAATTGTAAATGCAATTGCAGAAATCAAGGAGTCTGTTACTAATGCCTTTGGCGATCTAACAGCAACAATTAAATCACTTAGTGATGAAGTTGCAAATATGAAGAAGTCTCTTGATGCCACAACAACTGATGTAAATCAGATCAAGGGTACTTTTAATGAAATTGGAAAGAGAGTGGATTCCGTAGAAAAGGACACTGCTTTCCGCAAGTCTGGCGATCTAGGCGAGATCGTGCAGGAGTTACCAGAAGTAACTCAAAAATCCCTATGGGGCGGACGTTTCCTCAAATTCTCCGACCTATACAACTAACATAAAATCACTAGGAGGTGAACAATATGTCAGAAGATATCGTAAAAAACTACCCAAGTACAGCTCTTGGCCATGGTCATGATGGATCTGGTGCAGTAGCATCAGGATCAACAGGAGATGCAGCAGCTATCGTTACTGGTCGCGAAGGCGTCCTAGGTAACATTACTGGTGCCAACTATGGAGATACAGTTCTTGGAGTTAACCCATCGGGTACTCCAGGTGGTATCCTATTGCCTGAACAAGCACGTCGCTTCATTGATTATGTGTGGGATGCTACAGTTCTCGCTAAAGATGGACGTAGAGTTACAATGCGAGCTAATACAATGGAACTTGAAAAAGTTAACGTTGGTGAGCGTGTAATTCGTGCAGCAGCACAAGCAGACCCTACATTTACAAATGCAGGCGCAACATTCTCAAAGGTAGAGCTTACAACTAAGAAGATCCGCCTTGACTGGGAAGTATCAACAGAAGCACTTGAAGATAATATTGAAGGTGGAGCTCTTGAAGATCATCTAGTTCGCTTGATGACTACAGCTTTCGCTAACGACATTGAAGATCTTGCCATTAACGGTCTAGGCTCAGGCTCAGATTCATTCCTTTCAATCATGGAAGGTTTCGTTAACCGTGCAACTACTGGAGCTGCTCACGAATCAGTCGTGACTGTTGTAAATAATGCATGGACAACTCCTGTTATGCAGGATCTTATCCTAGCAATGCCACGTAAGTATCGTGCAATCAAGAACAACCTAAAGTTCTATGCAGGTACAGATGCTTTCCAAGGTATTGTTAAGAACAACGGTACATTAGCTGATGCAATTGCAGAAGCATTCTCACCAGCAATTGGTGGAACTCAACAGACACGTCAGTCATACCTTGATGGTGCTGCACAGACATTTGGTGGAGCACGTACAACACGTGTTCTTGGTGTTGAGGTTCAGGAAGTTCCTTACTACCCTGCAGGTTATGTAGATCTTACATTCCCTCAGAACCGTGTATGGGGATTCCAACGTGATATCACCGTTAACCGTTTCTACCAACCAAAGAAGGACACAATTGAGTACACAGTATTCGTTCGCTTTGGTATTCAGTGGGAAGAAGAAGATGCAATTGCTTTCGCAGATGCAGGCGCTGATTCGTAATTGAATAATACTTTGATTGGGAAGGTAGCGTAAAAACTACCTTCCCTTTCTAGTTTTAAGGAGTAATCATGTCATATCCAGGAGTACCAATAGGCCATAATCACAGTGGCGAAGGTGCAATAGTTACATTGGGAAACCCAGGAGTTATAATAATGGGGCCTAGCGGATTACAGGCAAATACAATGGGAACACTTGGAGAAGCTAACATGGGAGAAACTTCTGGAGCAAATGCTGTTAATCCATCTGGAACCCCAAATGGAATTCGTTTACCATCACAAAATAATTTTGGCATATCAAGAAGACGACGCTAATTCTGGTATAATGACATAGGAGGAATTAATGTCTATCATTGAAGATTTATCTAAAAAGACTGTTATGGAGATAAAATCCTATGCAAAAAAGAATAGCATTGATTTATTTGGGGTAACTACAAAAGTTGATATGCTTGAGGTTATTTCTAGTTGGACTCCAAAAGAAGAAACGCTAGAACCTGTAAAGGTAATAAATGAAAAGGTAGCACTTTTTTCAGAAAGAAATATATTTTGGAATGGTGTTGGGGAAGTAATAAAAGGATACAATATTGTGACCAAGGAGGTTTCCGATAGATGGCTTACCAATAGTTCGGTTCGCATAGCGAGCCCACAAGAGGTAGCAAGCTACTACGGTAAATAAACATGATAATTCTTAGACTCCCACCTTATCCAATTAATGTTGTTTATGATGTTCCAGAAGCAAATACAGAGTATTTGTTTACTATTGAAAATTCCCCACATACGGTTGAAGCAAGGGAGATATTAACCTCAGATGCTAATTCACAAATTACATATTCATTAACTGGTGACTTTATTACTTATGACCACGATTACTCTGTTCAAATTTATGAGATTACTGAAGATCAGAATGCGGAGCAGAATATTATTGTTCAGGATATTCTTAGCATTATCAGGCCATACGTAAATCCTGCCACACTTGGAACTACAGCAACAGAAATTGCAGAAGCAACATATAATGAGCGCCTTGCCAGAGCAATTATTGATTCACTAATTAGCCGTGGATTTACATTTGAAAAGAAAATTCTTGAAGTAGTTGGTCAAGGAACTGACTATATCCCAGTTTGGGGAACTGCATATAAAGTTAATCAGGTTCATGAAAATGGCAAGCTTGTATATGATATTACCAACACAGTAGATGGTCCAGCTCTTGATGGTTTTAATTATGTTGTAACAAAAGATAGAACTGCTATTGTAAAAGTTCCTACAGACACTTCTTATTTTGAATCAAAAGATCGTGCAGAAAGAAGACCACTTAAATATAGAGATGCAGGATCAGACTCATTTTATACTTACGCCCCATATGAAAACTATGACAACATGTGGACAAACACAAAAAACCCAGCAGTTGCATTTCCTGAAGGATTTGATTATATAATTGACTATGACGCAGGGTATAAAGTAATTCCAAGTGATGTAAGAGATGCAGTAGAGTTATTAATAAATGATATTAAGTGTGGCAAAATGGATCACTATAAAGCATACATAACAGAATATCAAACAGACCAATTTAGGCTTAAGTATGACCCATCTAAGTTCTTTGGAACTGGAAATATTCTTGTTGATATTATTCTTGATAAGTATATAACAAACCTTAAAACTCCAGGATTCTTATAATGAGTGCGGTATGCGAAACTACCGACTTCATGTTTCCAATGTTGGCAGATATATATTATCCTGTAGTTGAGCAAGCAGCATATGGAAACCTAAAGAAACAATGGGTACTTGACAGAACAGTTGCATGCTATGTTAGTTCTGGAAAAGGAAAAACACAAGAAGAAGTTGTTCCTAATGTCAAAATAACTCAAGAAGTTGTGCTGGTTGGTAGAGTTAAAACTGACATCAGGATAACAAGTCAAAATGCAAGACAATCAATAACAAACATTCTTGTAACTAATGTAAGACTGCCAAACTCAGAAACTATATACATGGAGACTGCAGGCCCAAGGTCTGGACTAGGAACAATATACGAAGTTGCATCACAAGATCCATTTGTTGGGCCAACCAACTCTGTTGAATTTTATAAAATACTATTGCGTCGCTCTGACAATCAGGCGGTAGAGGTATGATGAGAGTAACAGTAAACCCTGATATATTTAGAAGAGAAATGAATAATATTATTGACTATTCTCTTGGATTTATAGATGGCATAAACAAAGGAAAGAATAAGTTTTTTAATAATCTTGGATCATTAAGCGTAGAGTCATTAAAAAAATTTATTGATATAAATTCAAAAGTTAATCCAGCAATGCTTCAGCATGTATACGAATGGTATCAAGTTGGAAGTCCAGAAGGAAGACTATTTGACATTAGCTACAAAGCTACAAGTACTGGTATTTCACTTTCATCAACATTTTCTCAATCAGCAACATTAAGGGATGGTTCAAACGTTCCATTTTATAACAAAGCTAGAATTATGGAAAGCGGAGTTCCAGTTGTAATATCTCCAGTAGCCTCTGAAGTTTTAGTTTTTAATGATGGGGGAGAAACTATATTTACAAAAAAAGACATAGTGATTCCAAATCCTGGAGGATCATCCGCTAAGGGTGGATTTGAAAAAACATTTGATTTGTTTTTTACTAAGTACTTCTCACAAGCATTTATTAAATCAAGTGGTATAAAAGATTATTTAGAAGACCCAGTTGTATATAAAGCAAATATAAAATCTGGCAAAAAGGGTGGTAAGTTTGTTGGAGTTAAAGTTGGATATCAATGGATAGCACAGGCTGGAGTGGCATAAGATGGCAAATGATACATTATTAAATACACCAGTGCTCTGGATTAATAATTACTTAAAGGATAAGCTTTCAGCTTATGGCTTTGGTGGAATTCCCTTTTTCCCATCAACACCTCTAGCATTGATGATTTAACTGAAACATTTGCCTTGGCTCCAAATGGCATAATGTCAACATACGACAGACTTTTTAGGATGAACAAGAAAAGCTTTCCACATATAAAGTGTGAACAACTGCTTTATTATTTCTATGCAACCCAAGAGAATGTCATTGAAAATCTTGTCCAGGTTACAGAAGGAGTACAACGCCTAATGGATCGTGGAGATGAGTCTGCCCAAGAAGTAAATGACTGGTGTTCAAATAGACAAATTAATCTTGGAACAGCACAAAGCCAAGACCTTATTGATAATATATTTTATTTTCACACATTCAAGGTTTATCAGCTAGAAGAGACAAGAGACATAATTGACTTTGGTACAGCCAGAACATACGGTGGAAATAAGATTATTGTTGAATTTGACTATCATGTGTCTGAAGATACTGGATCTGTGACTAACTCATTTTGGAAGCCAGAACCCAAGCCAGCAACAAAATACATCATATAAAAGGCTGTTATAATTGAGACTGAGGAAACAAAAACGCCAAACAACTTAATACCCTATTTAATGATAAAGAGGTGAAAATATGGCATACAGCCGTGGAACGTCAACCAACATCATCGTTGGTGCAGCAGC